TCTGTAAAAAGTCAAATAGAAAGTCTTCCATCTTTCGGTAGCATTAGAGGTAGTGTTAAAGGTAAATTAGAGTTAAGAGAAAAGTTTCCACGTAATTATGGTAGAGGTGGTTTAAATAAAACAGGTCATACTGACTATAGAACAGGGGGTCTTTTTATTAATGGCAAAAAAAGATAGTAAAGAAAAAGGTCCTGTAGAAAGCTTTTTAATTTCTATAGGGTTTGGTCCTTTAGAAGTACGTGGCTTTAATAGTTTAATACGTCAAAAAAAGTTTGAACAAGCAAAAAGACAATTCCCTGAACAATACAAAGATTATATAATAGATAAAAGAAAAAAATCTAAAAGACAAAGTAAAGGTGGCTATAGCACAAAGAAACGAACAGGAAGTATGGACTACCGTACTGGTGGTATGGTATTATCAACTGTAGACAATAGGAAGAAGTAATGGCATTTAAATTAAGTAGACGCAGTTTAGACAAACTAGAAGGTGTAGATGATAGCCTACAGGCAGTAGTCAAAATGGCTATCACTCTAAGCGATACAATCGACTTCGGAGTTATCCAAGGTATGAGAACTGTCGAACAGCAGAAGGAGCTAGTAGCTTCTGGTGCTAGTCAAACCATGAAGTCTAAACACCTAGAGGGTAAAGCTGTAGATCTTATGGCCTACGTTAATGGACGTGCTTGCTGGGAACTAAATGTTTATGATGATATAGCTGATGCTATGAAACAGGCAGCTTCACAGGTAGGAGTTCCTATCTGCTGGGGAGCAGCATGGGGTACACCAGAAATGCCTTACCCAATGGATATAAGAAATTGGGAAGGTACAATGGAAGATGCTATGAATGCTTACATTGACCTACGTAGATCTCAAGGACGTAGACCGTTCATGGATGGACCACACTTTGAACTGATTGGTTGACACAGATAAATTTTTCTGATACAATCCTTTTTTATAGAAGGTTAAATAAAAATGTGGTTAGCTGTAGTATTAGCTTGTAGTACACCATATGCTAACTCATGTATTATATTTGCGAAGCAAAATGATTTATTTATAACAGAAGAACTATGTAAGAAAGATGTAGACATGGGTGTAGATATAATGCAAGCACAAGGCTTTTATGCTATACCTGCATGTTTTCAAATTGGAACAAACTTATAGGAGTATAGAATGAAGAAGTTATTATTATCGGCTGCACTTGTAGTCACAGCAACATCAGTATCAGCTATGGATATTGGTTATGGATTATCTGTTGGTGCTACCACAGATATGAGTTATACAACAGGAACAGAAACGTGGGAACTAGACATTACCCCTAAACTAAGCATGGGTGCATATGGAGCTACTCTTTCCGCTGAAACAACTGTAGATGTACTAGACATCAACAATGGTGATATCTTTACTGGCTTAGATTGGAAAGCTGAATATGCTTGGAAAGGTATAACAACTTACACAGAAGTATCTTCAGATGCTGACTTTGAATTTGGTAATATCACAATGGGCGCAAAGTTTTCATTTTGAGTAGGGTTGTAAAACATGGTTAGATATATTAAAAGACTCTGGTGTGCATTACTAAATAAGAAATGTAACCCAGATTGTAACTGCTGCTAAAGCAGGTAAATGGAGAGTTCCTACATTGCATGGTCGTTGGTGTCACTACTAGGCCAAACAGGACTTTCAGTTTTTAAGTTATTTTTACAGGCTGTAAGCCTAATGATAGTGATGGCCCCGATATACATGGTAGTGCGATGTGGGCTAGATTACCTCTTGTAGCACTTGTAGCAGATACACCGTTGGAAGATACACAACGAGTTTTTAATAATATTTATAGTGAGAAAAACTAATGAGCAAGTTAACTAAAGCTGAATTATCTCAATACAAAAGGTTATTGAGTATAACTAGAAAGGATGGAAGTGATGAACACTTTTCTGATCTAGAAAACTTTGAAGAAAGAATGGATAAGAAATATGGTTCTTGGAGTATTATACCTGTAAAAAAAGCAAAAGGTGGTATGATGAAAAAGAAGGGCTATGCCGAGGGTGGTGCTATGAAGAAGAAAGCATATGCTAAAGGCGGTAAGGTAGCCACATATAACGTAGGCGGTATGATTAAAAGTACTGGTTTAATAAACACTGGCGTTAAAAATGCCAAGAATACTTCTAAGTAAAGGATAGAAAAATGGTTGCAGCCGTATTTAAAATCATTATTAAAATAGGTAGAAGCTACTTTGGAACTAACTCTAAAAGACTTGCAGAAGAATTAGTAAAAAAAGGTGGTAAAAGAATACCTAAGACTAAACTACCTAAGAGTGCTAAAGTCAAAAAAGCACCTAGTGTTACAACTAAAGCACCAGATGCAAAGTTACCTCTTAAGAAGCCAAACGTAGATAAACTTCCTAAGAATATTAAACTTCCTAAAGACCCACCTGTAGTACGTAAGACTACTACTCCTAAAAAAACAACTACACCAAAAGTACCTGCTAAACAAACAACTACACCAAAAGTACCTGCTAAACCTAAGGTGTCTACAACTGCTCCAGTGAGGTCAAGGCCAGGAGATAATGCTAAGTTAATTGGATCAGGTAGAGGTGGTTCTACACCTAGGGTATCAGGTAGATCAACACCCCCTAATAGAACTTCTTCTCCTGCACTTCTAAGAGCAGCACCGTTAGAGGGTGGACCAGAGATTGATAAGAGCACTGTAACTCCAAGGAACACTCCTAAGACAAAGACAGACAGAGGTCCAGCAAAGACTGTCGGACCTAAGAAGACTGGTAAGCCAGTTAAAGCTCCACCTAGAACTGCACCAGCAAAAGGTCCAGCTACTAACGAGTCTTTTGGTAAAGCTTTTAAACGTAACCGAAAAGCTGGCAATGCTACCTTTATGTGGAGAGGCAAAAAGTATACTACTCGTTTCAAAGAAGAAACTATTACTCAACACAAGAAGAAGTTTGGTGTAGAAGGGAAGTACTAATGTTTCGATTTGAAGGACTTGAAAAAGATCAAATAGTAAATTCTCGTGGGGATGTTGTAGGTCAACTAAGTCACGGTCAATGGATTACTAAAGATCCAGAAGTAGAAGCTTGGTTAGCTGAGAACACAGAAAAGGTTCGAGCTAGAAACGATAAGGGTCATTACATTAAGGATGATCCCTCTACTCCAGAGAATGAAGCTTGGACTACTAAAGTTAAAAAAGCGGTCACAGGTAAAAAGAAAAAGTAATGGCAAACCCTGCTACAGCTAAATACTTTTCCAAAGCAAAGAACTTATCAGCTACCTCAGGCGGTGCTAGTGGTGATGTAGTGTATACGTGTCCTAACAACCATGTATCACTCATCACTTTTTTACATGTATCTAATGGTGCTACAAGTTCTAAGAAGTATAGTATACAGTGGTACGAACTAGCTACAACTACATATCACAGTGTTGTGGACGAAGTAAGTTTAGCAGCAAGTACAAATGAAGAAGTTGTTCAGGGTGGTGCATATCTTGCACTAGCTGCAGGTGATAAGATTATAGGTTTTGAAGAAAGTAGTTCTGACTTTCACGTAGTTGTGTCAGGTGCTGAGTATTACCAGCCGACATAACGGGGTTGCAATACTATCTGTAGTATGTTATAACTATATGTGTAAAACTAGTCTCCAGTTGGTTTCTTAGCCAGCTTGCACAAAACGAAACTGGAGATTTTTATATGTGGAAAGAATACTGTAACCGTGTACTCAGAGTTATACAGAAATCACAACAACGAAGAGCAGACTATCATACACTAATACATTTGTCTGATCGTGAACTAAGTGACTTAGGTATTGGTAGATCTGAGATAAGAGAAAGAATCTATGGCAAGACAGCTAACAGATAAACAACAAAAGTTCTTAGACGTTCTTTTTGATGAAGCCAAAGGAGATCCTGTCAAAGCTAAAAAGCTTGCAGGATACTCTGATGGTGTAGCTACAGCACAGGTTGTAGCTCCTTTAACAGATGAGATCGTAGAACTAACTAAGAAGTTTATATCCCAGTCTTCTACAAAAGCTGCTTACACAATGTTTAGTGTAATGGCTGATCCAACAGACTTGGGTGTAAAAGAAAAGATGCTCGCAGCTAAAGATATTTTAGATAGAGCAGGATTTACAAAGACAGAGAAGGTAGAAGTAAAAACCTCAGAGCCAGTGTTTATCCTACCATCTAAAGATAGTGATGACAAAGATTAAAACGGCTAGAGCATCAGAAGCTACCTATCCAGATAAAGTAGATTGGCAAGTACCGCTTAGAGGAGAAAAAGGTGAGTGGTATCCTATCATCAGAGTTGGAAGACATGTACCTTTCGGGTACAAACAGGATGATAAAGATCCTGACTTACTTATACCCATCCCAGAAGAATTAGAACTTTTAGAAAAAGCAAAATTATTTCTACAGGATTATAGTTTGAGAAAAGTATCCAAGTGGTTATCGGATCAATCAGGTAGATATATATCACATGTAGGGTTAGATAAACGTGTCAGGATCGAAGAGAAACGGAGGAGAGCTTCCTCAAACTACCGCAACTACGCTAGGAAGTACAAAGAAGCGCAAAGGAAAGCGGAGAAGATTGAAAAGCAAAGACTTGGTGGTAGAGAAACCAAGCGAATCTTTGGAGATGGATGGTCAGATCTCTCCAGCGAAACCGAGTCAGCAGCAGAATGAAGTAGAAGAAGTTCCTAGAGATGTTATCTTTGAACCTAATGCTGGACCTCAAACAACATTCCTAGCAGCTACAGAACAAGAAGTATTATACGGTGGTGCTGCAGGTGGTGGTAAAAGCTACAGTCTAGTAGCAGATCCAGTCAGATACTTAAACAATCCTAACGCTAGAATGCTTCTAGTTCGTAGGTCAACAGAAGAACTAAGAGAACTTATATCCGTAAGTAAACAGCTTTACCCAAGAGCTATTCCCGGAATTAAGTTTATGGAACGAGATAAGACTTGGGTAGCACCTAGCGGTGCAACTCTCTGGATGTCTTACCTTGACCGTGACGATGACGTTATGAGATACCAAGGTCAGGCATTTAACTGGATAGGTTTTGACGAACTAACACAGTGGCCTACGGACTACGCATGGAACTACATGAGGTCACGTCTACGTACTACCAAAGCTTCAGGGTTACCTCTATACATGAGAGCTACAAGCAATCCAGGTGGTCCAGGCCACATGTGGGTTAAAAGATACTTTATAGACCCTAATCAACCTGATCAAGCATTCTGGGCTACAGATAACGAAGGTGAAGTAATCTGCTGGCCTAAAGGACATACTAGAGAGGGAGAGCCTCTTTTCAAAAGAAAGTTTATCCCTGCTACTCTGTTTGATAATCCTTACCTGTCTGATGATGGGATGTACGAAGCCAACCTACTCTCTCTACCTGAGCATCAACGAAGACAGTTACTAGAAGGTGATTGGGATATTAACGAAGGTGCAGCCTTTCCTGAGTTCAGTAGAAGAATACATGTGGTAGATCCATATGATATACCAAGTAACTGGCCTAGGTTTAGAGCAGCCGACTATGGATACGGATCTTACTCCGCTGTTATATGGTTTGCTGTAGCTCCCGATGAACAGCTAATTGTTTATAGAGAGTTGTACGTTAGTAAAGTTTTAGCTACAGATTTAGCTGATATGATTTTAGATATCGAATCTGATGAGAAAATAAGGTATGGTGTTCTCGACAGTTCTCTCTGGCACAAGAGAGGTGATACTGGTCCTTCACTTGCAGAGCAGATGATACAGAAGGGTTGTCGATTCAGACCAGCCGATAGATCTAAAGGTTCTCGTGTATCAGGTAAGAACGAGTTACACAGAAGACTACAGGTAGATGACTTCACAGAAGAGCCTAGAATAGTTTTCTTTAGTAGTTGTTACAATACAATTGCTCAACTTCCTTCACTACCTCTAGATAAAAACAATCCTGAGGATGTGGACACTAAGTCTGAAGATCACATCTATGATGCTATTAGGTATGGTATCATGACAAGACCAAGAAGTAATCTGTTTGACTACAATCCTGATACTCAAAGGACAGGTTTTCAAATGGCTGATTCAACGTTTGGATACTAGAGTGCTAGTAACTTGCCCTAAGTGTGCTGTAATTTATAATACAGATAAGTTTGATAGTTGTCCTAAATGTCAAGAACAGTATGATTTTGACAATGGACCTTGGAAGGTAAAATAATATGGAAGAAGACGAAAACTTAGCTGAAGAAGTTCACATGGAAGATGCTGAAGTATCTTTTATAGAGGATACAGACGAAGATTCTAAAGCTGACCCTTCAGTTGGAACTATTGTAGGTTATATACAGAAACGTTTTAGTAAAGCTGAGAATGCTCGTAATGCTGAAGAACAACGTTGGATAAGAGCCTACAGAAACTACAGAGGTCTTTATGGACCAGACGTAAGTTTTACTTCTTCAGAGAAGTCTAGAGTATTTGTTAAGGTTACAAAGACAAAGGTACTAGCTGCCTATGGTCAAATCGTAGAAGTTCTTTTTGGTGCTAATAAGTTTCCTATTACTATAGACCCTACAGTTTTACCTGAGGGTGTTTCAGAGGCTGTACACTTAGAGACAGAAGACACTGCTAAGAAGATGCAGGAGCAGCAAGCACCTATGGGTGCTGCCGAGCAGATCCAACCCGGTGAAACTCTTACTGATTTTAAAGATAGACTAGCAGGTTTAAAAGAAAAACTAGCACCTGTACAAGATAACTTACAGGAAGGTGAGGCAGAATCACCTACACAAATTACTTTTCATCCAGCTATGGTAGCTGCTAAGAAGATGGAAAAGAAAATACATGATCAATTAGAAGAGTCCAACGCAAGAAAAGAATTACGAAATGCTGCGTTTGAGACAGCCCTATTTGGTACAGGTATAATGAAAGGACCATTTGCGGTAGACAAGGAATACCCTAACTGGTCAGACGAAGGTGAATACTCACCTGTTACAAAAACAGTACCTAAATGTTCCTCAGTTTCTATTTGGAACTTCTACCCTGATCCTGATGCATCTAATATGGATGACGCAGAGTATGTTGTTGAGCGTCACAAGATGTCTCGAACACAAATGAGATCACTTAAGAATAGACCTTTCTTCAGAAGCAATGCTATAGATACAGCTATATCTATGGG